AACATCTATCTCGTAAACCAAACTTCATTTCCTATACCTATAGAGATGAAATGATTTCGGATGGTATTGAGAACTGCATTATGTACTTTCGAAACTTTGACCCCAAGAAATCTAAAAATCCATTTGCTTATTTTACTCAAATAATATATTATGCTTTTCTCCGTAGAATTATGCGAGAAAAGAAACATTTATATGTCAAGTATAAAGCAACACAACAATTTGGATTACTTGATGAGGGTGAGATGTACGAGGATGAGTTAGGAAATATGAAACAGTTTGAACTCTATGATAACATATCTGAGTTTATTCAGAACTTTGAAGATGGAAAGAAAAAGAAAAAGGGCAAAGTTGTGAAAGGACTTGACAACTTCCTAGAAGACCCTGTATAATACTAAGTATGAAAATATGCATACTTGGTGATACTCATTTTGGAATGAGGGGAGATTCGTTAGACTTCCATAAATACATGGACAAGTTCTACACGAACACGCTCTTTCCCTACCTAAAGGAACACAATGTTTCCACTGTGGTACAGCTCGGTGATTTATTTGACCGTAGGAAGTTTATTAACTTCAACTCACTTTACTTGTGCCGCAAATATTTCTTCGAGAAATTACAAGAACATGGTATACAGTTCGTTACATTATTGGGAAACCATGATGTTGCATTCAAAAACACCTTACAGATTAACTCATCACAACTACTCTTAAACGAGTATGACAACATTACTATATGTGATTCTTTCACTACACTTACTTTTGACGGTATCGATATTGATATTGTGCCTTGGCTATGTGACGATAATGAAGTTGATATCTTTAAGAAAATAAAGAAGAGTAAATCACAAATCTGTTTTGGACACTTTGAGATTGATGGTTTCGAAATGGAACGTGGTGTAACATGTCACGGTGGTATCGACAGAAAGAAACTTTCGAAGTATGATATGGTTCTCTCTGGACACTTTCATCACAAGTCGGATGATGGACACATCTATTATGTTGGAACACCAGGTGAAATAACATGGTCTGATTATAATGACCCACGTGGTTTTCACATCTTTGATACTCACACACGTGAGATGGAATTTGTTCAGAATCCCTATCGCATGTTCTACAAAATAAACTATGATGATGCACTAGAAAACTTTGCACAACTTTACAAAACATTTGATTACTCTATCTACGAGGGTGCGTATGTTAAGATAGTTGTAGTGAACAAAACAAATCCATACCTGTTTGATATGGTTATGGATAATCTATACAAAGCAAATGTTGCTGACATCTCGGTGGTGGAAGATTTTACTGACATCACAGTTGATACAGATCAAGAATTGATTGACCAAGCAGAAGATACAATGACTATACTCTCGAAGTATATTGACAACCTGCCACTCACTGTAGAACCCGACAAACTAAAAGGTCTGATGCGTGAACTATATGTTGAAGCACTAAGTTCCGATACTGAATGATATTATTTAAAACTTTGCGTTGGAAGAATCTACTTTCAACTGGTAACTACTTTTCCGAAATACAACTGAATGCCAATACCAATAGTTTGATTATTGGTGAGAATGGTTCTGGTAAATCCACGATGCTTGATGCGTTGTGCTTTGCTTTGTTTGGTAAAGCATTTCGGAATGTGAACAAACCGAATCTTCTCAACTCAATCAATGGTAAAGATTGTGTGGTAGAGGTTGAGTTTGATATTGGTAATAAACAATATAAGATTGTTCGTGGTATCAAACCAAACATCTTTGAGATTTATCAGGATGGAACTCTGGTGAATCAGGACGCAGCAATGCGTGACTATCAAGAGTATCTGGAAAAGTTTATCATCAAACTAAACTATAAATCTTTTACTCAGATTGTTATACTTGGTTCTGCTTCCTTTGTTCCTTTCATGCAGTTGTCTGCATCGGATAGAAGAGCAATCATTGAAGACTTGTTGGACATTCAAATCTTTTCTACGATGAATGGATTGGTTCGTGATAAGATATCCATCAACAAAGATGCAATGATAACCAAGAAGAATGAAATTGAATTGATGCAACAGAAGTATGACATAAAGAAAGAACACCAAGACAAACTCAACGAAGACAAAGAAGTAAAGGTAAACGAATATGCTAGTGAGATACAAAGTTGTACAGAAACCTTACGCACGATATCTGGAGACATTGACAATCTGGAAGGGCAGAAAGCACATCTTCTCCCACTCGTTGCCAAGATTCCTGAAAATGAAAAGAAGATTATTGCGCTTAAAAAAGTTGAATCGAAAATTGAAAGCAAGATATCCGAAGTGGGAACACATAGACATTTCTATGACCACAATGCTGATTGCCCAACGTGTAGGCAAACCATTACCGTGGAGTCTAAAGAGAGGCACTTGGGCGAACTACTATCAAAGGAAGAGGAACTTGCTAGTGGATTGAAAGAACTTCAAGAAAAGATTACAGAACACGAAACATTATTGGGACAACTACGTTCCAACGAACAGACACTACACACACTACGCATTGAACTCGCAACAAAACAAACTGGTAAGGCAGGACTAGAAGCAGCAATCGTAAAGTTACAAAAACAAATTGATGATTTGAATTCAGCAGATAAAAAATCTGCTGATGTAACTGAACTGACTAATCTGAAAACACAAATCAAAACATCAAAGGAAGACTTGAAAGTTTTGATTGAAGAGAAATCATATTATGAAGTTGCAACCAGTTTGTTGAAAGACTCTGGTATCAAGACAAAGATTATCAAACAGTATCTACCAATCATAAACAAGTTGGTCAATAAATATTTGGCGTCATTGGATTTCTTTGTCAACTTTAATCTCGATGAGTCGTTCAAAGAAACTATCAAGTCACGACATCGTGATGACTTTAGCTATCACAACTTCTCAGAAGGTGAGAAGCAACGTATTGATATGGCATTGATGTTGACTTGGAGAGCAGTTGCAAAACTAAAGAACTCATCAAGCACTAATCTATTGATACTTGATGAGGTGTTTGATTCGTCTTTAGATACCACAGGCACAGAAGAACTGATGAAGATTCTACATGGACTTGAGGATGTCAATCTGTTTGTGATTAGTCATAAGGGTGATATACTTCAAGACAAGTTTGCAAACACAATACGATTCAAGAAGGTAAAGAACTTTTCGAGGATAATGAAATGAGTGAATATCAAAGTGGAAATAGAATTGCTAAAATTTATCCAAGAACACTTGGTGGATATAGAGTATGGATGTATGATATATTTACTGAGTTTCAAGATGAAAAATATTTTGATAATAAATTAGAAGCAGAAACATCTGCAAAAGGATGGTGTAATTATGAGTGAGATATTAACGATTGATACTGAATCAGGTATCATTACTGAAGAAACAATTAACGAGTTGACGGTTTACAATGAGTATCATCCCTTACTCAAAGAGGTGATGCCAGAGTATACTGAAAAACTTCCTAATGAAAATATGACGGTGTTGTTGAAGCAGATGCGTAAGACACTAAAACAATATGGTGCTTTCGGTCTGTCGGCAAATCAATGTAATGTTCGCAAACGAGTGTTCGTTCTTGGCACAGACCAGTTTACTATTTCGTGTATCAACCCAAAAGTTATTGAGGTGGATGATACAATAGTGAAAGAGAGTGAGGGATGCCTGTCATATCCTGGTATGTTCTTGAAAATTGATAGACCCTATTCAATTCTTGCAGAGTTCACTGATGAGTATGGTCAAGTGAAGCAGCAACGACTCGAAGGTATGACCGCACGATGCTATCTGCACGAACTAGATCATATGAATGGTGTACGATTCGTTGAACATGTAGGTGAAGCTTCGGTGCAAGTTGCGAAAAGAAAAGCAGAGAAATTTATAAAGACCTTTGTTCGTGCTAAAAAGGCAATAAAATAGGACTTGACAACTCCCGAGCTTTCGGGCATAATGGTTATTCAGTAATCAAAAGGAGTTGTCGAAATGCCATCACTAGAAAAACTTTTTGAACAGTTTTCAGAAGAACAAGAAATAGAGTTTTATCATTCTGTCAATGATGTCAAAGATGCAATACAGAAATATGG